ACCTGATGATAAAGCATCACCTTGATGTGCATACTCTGTAGCCGCCCCTACTAATGTAACACCTGTAGTAATCTGATTGACAATATCAGAAGAGGTGTTCAGTAGATCGTCTTTCTCACTTGCCTGTAGTGCGGAACTTAGCAATAATAGAGGTAGTAGTATCTTCTTCATCTGTGTCCTCTTCTCCTATGTTTAGTATTATGTTGTACCACTCTTTAGTATCTTTGTTGTAATCAGGAATGTAAATCTCAGGCTGTCTCTTCATAGCCAACACTGCACGTTTACCTACAACCAACTTACCATTTAACAACAGAGGGCAAGGTGTACCTGACAAAAACATCGAACGCCATACCTCTGTTGCTTCACACATTCTAGCTACTGCCGCTACTTTCATTCCTAAGTCTGATAGTAACTTAGCATCTCTACGTCTATCGCAGTTAGGATCAACTTCATAAGTACCACTAGAGAAGCCTACACCTACTGTCTGTAACGAACCACCTGAACCTTTAAGGCAGGTGTCCATACCACTACTCATGTAACTAGGACTAATAGCAGAGCCTACTGGTATCTCGCTACTGCTTCCTGCTCCGTTGTAGGTGTTGCTTACTGAATCATCTTTTGTACTGTTGTTACTATTGGTAGTCGAGTTAGAACCGTGGTACGTATTCAAACTACCTTCCTGAGCGTTCTCTGCTAATGTAACCCATGAGAACATCATTAGTAAGCAAAAGAACTTTCTCACTTCTTATGTACAATCTTCTGCACTGTCTCTGATTCATAGATACGAAGACCTAACCAGATAATAGTAAAGATACTAGCAACAGGAGGCAACCAAGCCGCTAGTGACATCACACCTGTGGATGCCGCGAATACGTCTACAGCTTGTTTAGTTTCTTCCGTTACCATGTTGTTCTCCGATTAAGATGGGTTTCTTTGTGAGTCAGTTGGTGGTACATCGTAAGATACACGAGGTCTATATTCTGTATCTGAAACCTGATAGCCTCTGACAACTTCAATTACGTTATCGTTATCTACCAAGCTATCAGCCAATGCAACAGCGGCTGTGTGTGCTTCTGCTCGTGTATCGTGAGAACTGCTATAGATATGCTCTACAACACCTTCTGAATTTCTTTGATAATACCCTACATACATTATTAAGTTCTCTCGTCTGTTTGATGTATTCTAATTCGTTGTACGTTTACGCTATCAGAACTAGCAGTTTCCGACATTTTAATACGACAAGCGGCGAAGCGGTTTATATTTCCGAAATAAACCTTATCGTTAATTGTATAAGTTGATGAATAACCTGCTTTAGCATCGTATTGTTTTACATTTCCAACAAGTTCTGAGTTCGTAGTTTCCCAATCAAAAGGATGAACATAAATAGAATCTCCCACAGAAGGCAAAGTAGCCGCATAAGTACTCACCTCAAGTATTGTTTTGTCTGTACTTGCGTTATAAACAGAAGTCACTATACTTGCAAAAGGTGTTGCTCCGTTAGAGTTTACACCTATTCCTGCATAGTCTGAAAACCAATGTGTTACGTCACCATCTAATGTTATTTGTCGATTATATTGTCCAGTTGCTACTACAGTTTCAACAGAGCCTACATCAACAGCATTTCCTGAGCTTGAAGGAACAACTAACATAATACGCACATTAAGGTCGTTAGTGCTAGAAGTAGTAAAATAATTCATGTATGCGCTAAACTCTAAAAACCTTTTATAGTAATTATCAGAGTAATTTCTTAAATAAAAATCACTTCCTATTTGAGCGATTGATGTAGTTAAATTTGTATAAGTACCGTGTATCTGATTTGAGTAGTTGTAAGACTCGGTTGCTCCTGAATCAATACCATCTAACTTAGTGCCATCAGTCGCTATGTCACGACCATCTACTGTACCTGTTACAACTAGGTCAGTTCCGTTAGGTAACTCAAGTGCTGTAGAGCTTAAAGACATGACTGTAGTTAGTGTATTATCTTTAGCTAAATTAAAGTCTAACTGCCCGTCAATAGTCCCGTCAGAACCATCGTTAATAACACCAGTTATGTTAGCGTATTCTGCTGTTGGGAAAAAAGGCGGGATAGACTCTTTCCAACCATAGAACTCAATCTTACCAATACTGTCATCATCAACAGTAGTCGTAGATTTCCTGTCAAGACGTATCGTTGGTGAAGCTACATCGCTAGTATCAGCATTATATATATGCAAAGCAGGGGTGCTTGTGCTTGACTGCGTGATACTTATGTTACCTGTACCAGTAATGTCGTTACCATTAAGGTCTAAATCACCGCCTAGCTGTGGAGTTGTGTCTTCAATAAGATTCTGTAACGCTGAATCAGCAGTAGAGCCTTGTGCGGCTGTGGCATAGTCAGAAGAATCAAAAGCCTTAACCTGTGCTAGGTTAGTTACTTCTGAATCCATTAATGCCCCTGCGGCAGTTACGTTAGCTGTATCCGTTACGTCTGCGTTAGCTTCTATTAGGTCTAACTTAGTACCGTCAGCCAATACATCACGACCGTCAACTGTACCGCTTACTGCGATATTACCAACAACGTGTAATGCTTGTGCAGGAGTATCAGTTCCTATACCTACTTTTCCTGTTGCGTCTATACGTAGACGTTCTGTATCGTTTGTCTTGAAGCCCATGAAGTTGTATTCATGGCTGTAGGATACTCCACCAATGTTGTCATCACCAGTATCTGCAAAATACAAATGACCTGCATCATCGTTGCCAGAGCGTATCTGTATAACTGAGGATGCTGTATCATTAACAACCAAGTTGTATGCAGGACTATCAGTGCCTATACCTACGTCGCCTGTAGTTGTCACACCACCTGTAAAGTCCGCACCTGTGAGCATAGCCGCCCCTGCGGCAGTTACATTGGTTGCATCCGTTACGTCTGCGGCTGGTTCTATAGTATCTAGCTTAGAGCCATCATAGGCTACGTCTCTTCCTTCTATGGTTCCTAATACTGTTAAATCTCCACCATAGGTTAATGATAAGTTTGTTGCAATCGGAGTACCAATATTTAAAGTACCATTATCTAAAACATTAAACTTAACTGTGCTATTCGTACCATTTGCTTGCATAGCCAAAGCTTGATAACTAGAATTAGCTTTAATACCTACTGTAGCATTTGAAGCAGATACAATTCCCATCGAACCTACAGCTAATTTATTAAAACTCTTAGGTACATTGCCTGAACCCGTCCCACCAGTACCTATAAAAACATTACCAAGAGAATTAACTTCCATAGCAGTAGAATCACTATCGTCATAATGTAGATTAAAGGTGTCAGAAGAATTATTATCTTCTGAATTAAATCTTAAGTTTAAGGAACCCTCAGACTGTAGTTCTCCTGCTGATGGTATGCTAACATCACCAGTAAAGTCAGCACCAGTTAACTCTGCATATCGACCATCGAGGCTTACAACAACCTCCCCGTCATTAGCTTTAATAAGTTTTAAAATGCCGTTCGCTAGGCTAAACGTTGCTGTTGTTACTTGTAAGTTTTCATGATCTAATACAGCTTGAGCGGAGGCAGTAGCAGAGCTTGAAGCGGCGGCGGCAGATTGAGCGGCCGCATTAGCAGAGTTAGAAGCATCAGTAGCGTACGACTCTGCACTGTTTTCGTGTGTATCAGAAGCATCTTGATAGTCTTTATAGAAACCTGTCATTGTTTATCCTTGAGGGTTAATTCTAAGAGATGATCCTGAGAACTCTGCTTTGTTAGCCATGTTTTCAATTTCAGAAGCCGCGCCTCTAAACTTAGCTTCAAACATTTGAGCTTCTTCTGGATTCTTTGTAAATAAAGCTATTTCAGCTAAAGCACCATATATTAAAATGTCAGCGGCATTCTCTACAAACCAATTACTATCTGAAGTATTTTCTAAGGGATCTAATGAAATATAATAATATAACTGAGCAGTGGTTATGTCATCATTCAAAGGAGCAAGTAAAAGTTTATTACCTCTTCTTGCAAAGTATTTAGGAACACCTGTCTTTGATCTTATTGCTGTCATAAAAGATAAAGGTTTACGTTCAAGCTCGTAAGTACATCCTTCATGTTCAATAGTTAATTGTTTAGCTTCTATGTAATCTTGAGGGAGGCTTATATCTCCTTCAGAGCTTATAGATAGATTTTCGTTATATCCTTCAAGAACAGGAATACGTAAAACACGAGTAGCTCTATCTTGTGCTAGGTTAATAAAGTTAGTAACTGTATAATCGCTTAAGTCTTTACGATTAGCAAAGTCTTTAATATAATTACTAAGTCCTTGTAAGCTAGTAAATGTCATTATATACGTCCATGATCTGTTCTGAGTTTTAAGTAGTCTTTGTTTCTAAGACGTACCATCATTTTGGCTTTTAAGTCAGGGTCGTGGAATAATTCCATCATAGTGC